CTTATTATCAAGCCAGTCGTCACGTGACGTCGCCCAATTGCTACGTGACCACGCACTGCGCGCCCGCCACTTGCCCTTGCGTCCTTTACCTGTCCAGTCTTGCTGGATCGGCCGCAGCAGGTTCGACACCGGACCCGGCATCAGCTCCTTGCGACCTTGTTGCTGCAGGCGCTTGAATACGTCGAAGATGTTCTGCCCGTCGAAATTCTCAAGCAACCCGCTGCCACCGAACTGTTCGAGTATCGCCCCGGCGCCGAACTCTTCCAACTTCTTGATCATCGCCTTCTCGAGACCGCCGCCACCGACCATCGATGCGACCAGCTTGGCGACCTGACCGACTGCGGCGCCGGCAACGGCCATATCTAGGCTGTCAGCCTCGTATATCGTTGCAGCAGACTTTGCGCGGCTTTCTGCGCCGCCGTTCCGCCGGCCGCGCCACCACCTCCGCCACCGCCACCGCCAGCAGCTGCTGCTGCCTTCATTTGCGTAGCCGGATCAAAATAGATAATGCGGCTCTCCTTGTGCGAAATTGATCGCACCGATGCGTCACCTCGTTGAGTAGTATAATACGCCTCACGTGTCAGCAAGATCACTGCCTGTCGCAACGCTGGCGGCACTTCTTGCGGCACCTCGTATCCACCTGAATACGTTACTACAATATCTTCCGCCCACGTACCGCCGGGCAGCGTCAGCTTGCCGGTTTCCGGATCGATATCGTAATCGATCGGATCAAGCGCATCTTCGTCAATCTCAATTGACACAATATCAGCTGGCTTGACCGGATAACGCGACAGGTACAGCCGCGAAATCGGATTGACAATCTCACGGAACGTCTCGATCACGCTTTCCTTGGCGAAGACGCGACTGCACAACACGCCAACTTCGTCCGATGCACGCAGGATCATGAACTTGAGCGATTCGTCCTCCGCCGTTGATGTTGCGTCCAGCTTGAGCGAGACTTTCGCCTCGTACAATGTGATCAGTGAAATGTCGGGCGCCGGCTTGGTGACGATAATGCTCGAGTGCATCAATTTCTCCTTTCATCATGAAACTGCGCAAACAGCTCACGCAAACCAAGCACCGGACCGCGTTCACCGTCGCTCATGATCGGTGTCACCTCGTAACTCTCGTGGTTAATTTCCCACGTGATGATTTCCACCGTTTCACCCTTATCGCCCTTCAATCCACGTTCGCCCGGTCCACCACGTTCGCCCGGCCGACCGGTCTTACCGATGCCGGGACCGGCCTTCCAGTCAGGACCGGGACAGACGCCCGGATTGTCGCAGCGCGCAACGAACCACTTGCTATCAAGCGTCACCACGTCGAGCGCTTTGTACTTAATGTCAGCAACGTACGTGTCGCGGATGTTCAGCGAACCGCCATCCTTACCGTCGCGGCCAGCACGCGCAAGACAAATCCAGTCAACACCGGCATCCGTGCCGGGTTCGCCGGCGGTGTCTCGCTCAGCCTGATACAAACCACCCTTATGAGTGCAAACATCGGCTTCGTAATGGACGCCTGCAGTCCACGCCTTTGCCTTAGGTAATTTACCCGGCGCCCCGTCTTTGCCATTAATGCCATCCATGCCTTTTTCACCAGCAGGACCGGCAGGACCAATATCGCCGCGCAGACCATCAGCACCAATAACACCGTCCTTACCAGCAAGTCCATCAACACCATCACGCCCAGCAGGACCAACAGGACCGATAGCTCCATCCATCCCATCCTTGCCGGCTGCTCCATCCTGTCCATTTAAGCCATCCTTGCCATCCATGCCGGGCAGACCCGGCAATCCAGCTGGACCTTCCGGACCGCGTTCACCCGGTGCACCATCCTTGCCATCTAACCCCGGCGCGCCGTCCATGCCGTCCGCACCTGCCGGACCCATCTCACCACGTTCGCCCGTATCGCCTCGCAACCCTTGCACACCTTGCGGACCGGCTGGACCGAGTTCGCCGGCGGGACCTTGCGGACCGGCTGGGCCGAGTTCACCCGGTAAGCCTTGTTTGCCCTCGACACCATCTATACCATCCTTGCCATCGATGCCATCTTCTCCATCGATACCGTCAATGCCATCCCTTAGAGAAGCAACTTTTTCCTTGATGAACTTATCCCACCCAAGGATGTTCGTACCGACTACAGACTCCAATTGTTTCTGCAATCGCTCAATCTGCAGCTCGCGCTCGGCAAACTGGCGTTGAATATCAGCCGCCAGTGCTGCAAAGCGATAAGCAGTCTCGCGCTCAATCCGACCAGCGACTGCACCAAGTTCTTCTGCCAGCAAGTCAAACGGAGAGGTTGCGGGCATGCGACGTTCTGAATGAGCTGACAATGTTGATTCGTTCGGCATCAGTAATGCCCTTGGGTTCATCAGCTGGCGGAGTAGCCGGCGTCGTATCGGCCGGTGGCTTAGGTCCCGCTGCTGGTGGTGCCGGCGGTGGCGCTCCCGGTGCTGGAGCTGCTGGAATCTTTCCCGCTGCACTCAATGGAACGACCTGCTGCTGTACGCGCGGCTCGTCACCGAACTTAACTTGTTCCAAATCGAATGCAGCACGCGCCTCATTCGGTGCATGAATGCCTCCCTGCACCGACTTCGCAAACGCCTCAATGCGATCCTTGAACGCTGATCGCAACAACACGCTGGTATCATACTCAAGGTATTCATCCGGCACGCCATCAAGCTTAAAAAACGTGCCGATTGCTTCCTCCAGATGATTAAGACAGAAGCCCAGACCGGTTGAAATCCACATCTGCATCAACGCCTCGGTCGAACCGACCGGACCGGGTATCAAACCAAACATCTGCAATGGAATACGATAGGCCAGCGCAATGCGCGCATCCGAAATCTTCATCACCTCGGCCAGTTGCGCGTCCGCCGAACTGATCGAAACCGGGTAAGGCTTGAGGCCGGACGACAGGATCGGCGTGCCACCGACCCCGACCCCGCGTGACTGCTCGTCCCACTTCTGGCGCAGCACGTCGGTCTGCTCCTTGTCAAGCCGCAAATCAGTTGACAAGATGAAGCTTGGCCGCGCCTGATTGAGATAAAACGCGATCTGCTGACCATTGATAGCGTCAGTCAGTCCCATGTCGCGCATCAATGCTATGAGCGGCGACACGCCGCGCAGCCCGTACGGCTCTTGGTTCATCTTGATGTGCAACACATCACGCGCCGGAACGAGGTCCAGATCAGGAATGAGGCGATCAATCACCGGATTGCCACCCAGCGCATAGAAAATATCGCCGTTCTCCGCCACGTACGGCCAGCACTGCTGTGGGTTCATCAGATGCAGCGATTCAACTTCGTAGCGATTGTTACGCAACGCCAGTGCGTAGGTGTTGCCGTCCGCGTAGAGACTGCGCACGGCATTGAGCATGAAATCGGAACTGGTCTGATACCAATTGGGCGTACGTATCCAACGCGACAGATCGGAAGTCATGATCCGTTCACGTCCACCCTTATCGTCCGACAACCAGTGATCGCCGGGACACATCGCAGAGGTCTGACTGTATGAATTGATACAAGCCTCGACCATGGCAGACGGTGACATGCGTTGCACATCAAATCCGTTCTGCCAAAAATTAATAGAGCTGCCAGCAGGCAAAGTACCGCCGCTGACCGGCAACAGATAAGGCCCGCCGTGCCACTGGCCCTCGGCCGCCCTCACTATCGACCGGCCGACACGTGCTACTACATCGCGCAACGCCATGATGTTTCCTGTATAAAAACGTGATCGAACAGAAACAATGACAAAGTAGGCAAGGCAACCATGTCGTCGTTTACTGCTCGATCACGTCTCCCCCGTCCATCGACTGTTGAGGTGGGTGGAAGGGTTGGGACACCCTTGTAAGTTTTCACCAGTCAACGGGCAGGAACTGTCTAGCTAGCCGGCCTCGCCTGTCTGGTTTGATAGTTCGCTCCACCAGCAGGCTTTGCATCCTTGGACTTCGCCATCTGGTCAGACGGTGACGGTTGCTCGTCACTACCGTCCGGCTCCTTATCAACCACGTGCACGCCCATTGCAGCAAGGTCGTTCTCTTCCTGCGTTGGTGTCGGTTTCGAACCTTCGACACCCTTGGTCGCAGCCTCCTTGCCAGCTGCCTCGCGTGCCTTACGCTCTTCAGCAACTTTCTTGCGGGCCTCTTCTTCGTGCTTCTTCGTTGCTTCTTGCTGCGCCTTCGCAGCTTGGTCTGCATCAGTCATGGGATTTAAACTCCTGTTCCCGCTAAAGGGTTTCTGGCCGGCATCACAGCCGGCCAGTCGCTGGTGCTATTCTACGCTCACCACGTGACGCCGGCAACCCATGCCACGACACCGGGACGCCGCAGCGCCCAGTTTACCGGCAAGATAAGCCGCAGCGCCAGACTGTCCGTCTGGAACATCGACTTGACCGGGAACGACGCCACTGCAGGAGTGCCTGCCGTAGTAATGTCGGCCGGTGTCGTATCCTCGAGGTGCAACGTTGCCTGATCGCTGATTTCAAAACGCGGGCCATCGGCAACACTGACATAGTCAGCAGCATCAATAGCAACAACCGTACCAAGCGGAACGGTGCCACTGTCGATGATCGGCCAGCCACCAAGATTACCAGAAGCAACCTCAGCACGGAACGGGAACGCTCCCACGCCGGGCATCGCAATCAAACCAAGCGAGTTGACCTGTTGCGGGTTCATCAGCCAATGCGGACTGCGGATATTACCCGCCGTCCCTGTGATCAATGCACCAGTGAGCTGCTTAATGTCGCCCACCGCCGCATTAAAGCCACCACCTGCCGTAGGCGTCAGACCAGCGACACCGTTAAGCAGACCAGCTGGCCGAACCAGAGTGGCCGGATTAGCGTCGAGCAACACGCTATCAAGTGAGATTG